GTTACTGTGGTTTCAGCGAATACCTCTATAGGCCAGATCCGAAAAGCGTCGGATCACGCCCTAGTAACCGCCCAAAACCCACTTCGAGCGAACGCCTCAGGTCAACTTGTCGATGCCGCTGGCACGACTGGCCTTATTTATGATCCCAACTCCAGTCTCGAAGTTGTTCTAAACTCGTCCGTCGGCACTATTCGCGAGCTTGGCGAAGCTGTTGCAATCAACAGATTTCGCACGCGCTTGCAACAATCAGACGGCTCTTATCCTGATTACACCCTAGCAACGTTCGGTGTCCGTTCACCGGACATCGAACTTCAAAAACCCGTGCTACTTGCACGATCTTCCTCGCCTTTACAAGTTTCAGAAGTCCTTCAGACTTCCCCTGACGACGGCGACACCGACCCGACTATCGGAGTCGGTACTTTATTCGGTCACGGCATAGCGACTGCTCGCGGCCACGGCTTTAAGTACCGAATTAAGAAACACGGTTATATTATGACTATCTTTTCGGTCGTCCCAAAATCTATGTATGTTCAAGGGACCGATAAAGAATGGCTACGTACCAATGCCGAAGATTATTTCGACCCCGATCTAGATGAGATCGGGGAAGAAGAAATTCTAAACCGTGAGGTTTACGCCGCTCACACTGTTCCCGATGGCGTGTTCGGCTACAACTACCGAAACTACTCAGATCGAAGCTCGCTAAATACAATTGCTGGCGAAATGCGGACCACTAAAAATTTCTGGCATCAAGCCAGAAGTTTTACGTCCGACGTTGCGCTTAACGGTCCGTTCGTTACGAGCAACCCGACTGACCGCATATTTGCGCTTGGATCGACCCAAGATCAGCTTTATGTTAAAGCGATGCACGAAGTTAAAATCCTTCGCACAATGCGAAGAATCCCAATGAGAGGTGTTTTATGAAAAGAAAACCCGTTATTCATCAGCAACACGAAATAACAGACCCTGTTCCACGTAAATCTAGAGTTGCGTTTAAAAGGCCGTTATCGGCCCAAGAGCGCGTTTTGCGCGCGATCCGCAACCATGAGATGCTTAAGGAGCTAGACAGCCAGCCAGGCGACGATACGTTCGATACGCCTATTGAAAACTTAAGCACCCCACACCAACTAATGGTGGACCCTATTTCCGGCGAAGAGATGACCGCCGGAGAACACGTTATGTTACAACAAGAACGAAAACAGGCCCGCATTGACGTGGAGGCAAAATTTATCGCCGACCGGGAAAAAGAGGACCGAGAAGCTGCGAAAAAGGCATCTCGCCGCACCGCAGCTAAAAAAGGCACCGACGTTTCTACTGAAACGTCGGAAGACGAATCCGCGGAGATCGAAGATTAACGCGCCCAGTACACTACTTGATGTGTACTGTGCTAGCTGACACCGTCGCAACGCGACAAAAGGGGACGAGGGCATGAGTAAAGGGAGGCGAACGAATCGTTCTAACCGTAGGTTGCCCACGTTTATGCACTCGGACCCAAATACAAGGAGCGCTTTGGATACACTCCGAAGCGCTCTAAGAAGTCCAATGGTTCAAGATACTTATGAAACATGGGACATAACCAGGAGCAAAAAATTAACTGACTATGCTCCACCGAAAAAAAGTCAGCTAGCTAAATCTACGTTCCCTAGAACGTTCACAAACCCATCTAAAATGGGTTTGACCCGCACCCCGCAGCCAATCAAGGGGGGATCGCCGGGCGCGCAGCCCAAGCCCGATGTGTGCGTTTCCCGGGCCTCCCGTGCGGAAGTACTACACGCAACAGGCAAAGCCGGAAAGCGTGGTCAAAAAACTCCAATTTGGACTCGAAAGTCCAAGATAAGGTGCTAATATGGATCCAGTAACAGGCGCGGCCTTAATCGGCGTTGGCTCAGGAATTGCCGGAGGCATTATAGGCGGTAAGTCCGCCGAGAGAGCAGCCGAAAAAAATGCCGCAGCCCAAGAGCGCTATGCGAAGGAAGGGATACGATGGAAAGTTGCAGACGCCAAAGCGGCTGGAATTTCCCCAGAGTATGCCCTCGGAGCCAGCACCCACGGCTTCCAACCAACTTATACCGGAGGCAACAAAGGCGACATGATCGCCGATGCCGGGCAAAATATTGCCCGGTCAGTGCTTGCTTCCGGAACCCAAGCGGATCGAGAACTCGATCAGAGCTTGAAACGCGAAACTCTTCGCGGAATGACAATAGAAAACGACTTAAAGGTTCACGGTTCAGGCGTGAACCGCCCAGGAAACCCACCGTTTCCGCACCCTAACGGGAACGTTATGGAAGGACAGGGCAATTCTCCCGTCAAGGACGTTCCCCTAGAACGTACCGGACAATCTTCTACCGCCCGCCACTCCGAAGGGGCCTCAATCCCTTCGGTCGGCTGGGCCGAAACCGAAGACGGCGGTCTTCGACCTGTCCCTTCCCAAGACATTAAAAACCGAATTGAGGATCAAGTAGTTCCTGAGACGGCTTGGGCCGTCCAACACTTGGCCGCACCCAACTTCGGAAAAGGCGCAACGCCGCCAAAATCTCTCTTAAAGCCAGGCGAACGCTGGCACTTCTCAATATCTCGCCAGGCGTTTTACAAAACGACTAAGCCAAAAACTTCCGACGTTTTGAAAAAACGTTGGGAAAAAATTAAACCCAGTTTTTAGAAAGGAGTGACATATGGCACGACGACGAAAAAAATCCCGCCGATCAGGCGCAAAACGGAAAGGCCTTGGCGGAAATTCTATTTTCCGCACTCGCCTTAAGCGGCGCCTATGACCCCTCTTTCATGCCGGTGCAAAAGACCGTTCATGAGGGGGGGCCTACCCCACGGCTGTGGGCAATGTATGCCCTGCCGGATATCCCGGCGCCGCCTTTGGGTTCATCGGAACCTTCTTGAGCAGCGCATGCATGGCGACTGCTCGTTTGCCACTCTAACCTATGACGAGGAACACTATGCGAAACTTAGGCAAGGGTCTCTTGACTTCCGAGACCACACGCTTTTCCTTAAAAAGCTCCGCCGCGACTTCACGACAAATCCAATCCGCTATTACGGTGTTGGAGAGTACGGAGAAAGATCTGGCAGAGCTCACTTCCACTATATCCTCTACGGGTTCCCAACTTGTTCTGGGGCTCGGTGTCAGGACCGAAACCGACGATATCAATGCCAAGCTTGCGAGCTTGTGCGAGAAAATTGGGGTAAAGGTCACATTTACCTTGGAGACGTTACAAAAGATTCAATCTCCTACGTAGCTGGCTACGTAACGAAAGGCTGGACCCATGAAAACGAATACACTCGCCCCCTCCTTAATGGACGTGTCCCCGAGCAGCCTAAAATGTCTCAGGCCATCGGAGGCGCTGCGATTGATGTTATTTCCTCAAGATTTCTTGCTGACGCTACCTTCTCCGAGATCTTCCTCGGAGACAATGGAGACGTTCCTTCTATCCTCACGACGGACGGGCAGGACCGCCCTCTTGGCCGCTATCTTAAGGATCGATTTAGAAAAAACCTCGGCTGGGAGCCAGGACTCCCAAAGGACAAATTAAATGAATGGAAAGAAGAAATGCGCGCACTGTATGCGAAAGCTTTCGAAGGCTCGCCGTTTACGCCGGATGACGCGCAGAAGAAACAGTTCTTAGTTAGTGACAACTCTGCTGCCGTCAAACAAATTGAGGATAAGTTTAAGTTCTTTAACCTAAAAGGTGCATTATGAGAAGAAAGCTCCATCTCCACGACCTCTCGACCGAAAAAGATTTTTCAGGCAACATGGGAGACCTTATCCCCGTTCACCACCGCATGGTTTACCCAGGCGATGTGGTGAAGCAGCGTTCGGACTTTTTAGTCCGTGTCTCCCCGATGCTAGCCCCCATTGTTTCTAAAGTTATGATAAAAGCTGAGAGCTTTTATGTGGCTTCAGATATTATTTGGAATTCGGCCCAAGAATTTTATTCTCGTGGCCAAGACGGACAATCCACCAAGACCATCCCGAAGGTTCAACTGACGGGTCCCGACCCGGCGGTTGGAAGCCTTCTCGATTACCTCGGTGTGTCCCCACCCGCTGGCGTCACCAATATTGAGGTGAACGCCCTCATTCCCCGCGCCTATCAGTCGATCGTGAACTGGCATTACAAGGACCAGGATTTAAGCACGATGGCGACTGTCTCTTTGGCGGACGGACCCGACACCACCACTTCGCTTGTTATGCAAAAGCGTTGCTGGGAAAAAGACCGCTTTACTTCCGCCCGCTTAGAACCCCAGCGCGGCGACGATGTCTTAATCCCTGGCACCATTGACAACACGGCACCAGTTACTGTGGTTTCAGCGAATACCTCTATAGGCCAGATCCGAAAAGCGTCGGATCACGCCCTAGTAACCGCCCAAAACCCACTTCGAGCGAACGCCTCAGGTCAACTTGTCGATGCCGCTG